AGGCAAAACTTATGAGTCTCCTAAATCACATTATGTGGTTTTGAGAGAGCATGAAAAAAAGACTGAGCATGAGTTGCATAGGTTAGAAGATAAGCTCAAAAAGCATGAGAATTTGCCTATGGAAAAGGCACATCCGATTAAATAAGACTATTCTTGTAGTCTATATAGGTTTGGGGTAGAGGCACATTATCAGGCCACAAATTAGCTTCAATTAGCCAGTAAACTGTTTTAAGGTGCGCTCTATCCCAGAGCCTTTCACGTTCTTTCTTGCTGTAGATAGAACCTTGATCCAAATCCATGTGGCAAACATGGCATAAGGCAGCGATCATATTGTCATCTGCTTTTATAGCTTTACCTTTTCCATGTGCTCCTTGATTGGAATGTGCGCCAACAATCGTGCCATCATCTACCCCACACATGGCGCAATTCAGATATTGGCAGTTATCCAATAACTTACGACTGCGGATATATTCACGTTTGGGATTTGGTTTCATTTATTTCGATTTCGTTTTGGGCACACCAAGCATAAAGCCATTCAACAAACTGTGATGCCTGGTCTTTAGTAAATTTACGAGATTGGAGACCAAGTTGCACAATCCTATGACTATCTAAGCTCGGTACAACTTTACCGCTTCTAAGCCCTGTTTCCGAGGCAAATTGGTCTATTAAAAAACGCTTCCAACTCTCCTCATCCCATTTAGCTCCAAGATGTGTAGCATGATGGGCAATATCAGCAATTATTGCGTGATACAACCTGTTTTGGTCGTCTGATCTAACTGCATCCACAATTTCCATGTCAAGCTGTTTACCAGTTTTAAGCGCCTCTAAAACTTTAGGCCAAACTCTGACCATTAACGCTTTGGCTTGTTCTTCATTTTCTAATTTAAATTTCATGGTTTTGACAACATAAGTTTCAGCATACGCATTGCGCTTTCAACTGAATCAACCAGGCAAAACGGCCCACCTTTCCAGTTTTCAGCAAAGTCTAGCTGATTCTCGTTAAACCCTTTTTTGCCATACGCACTATCAGGGTTCTTCACCTCCATAAGTAGAGTTTCTCCCTCATACCCCACAAGAAGATCGCAAGGTTCTTTGATGTAATACACATAAGCCCCAGCCTCACGAAGAGCCTTGACTATTTCTGCTTGATTTTCGTCAACTCGTGCTGCTCGTCTCATTTTTCTTCCTATGTATCGTATTTTTTACATCTTCAGCCAAATTTGCAAATAATGCGTTACTTTGCATCTTCTGACGTACTGCATCCCTAATGTATTCTACCCAGCCTGGTTGCATTGCAAGGTGAGCATACAGCTCTACAATCTCATCGTACATTTGATCGAAAGGCTCATCCATTTACAATCCACTTTCTCATTTCGTTTGAATTGCGGTAGCCAATGGACTTGTAGAACCTTGGCGCAAGAACACGAACCTCTGAGGGCAGTCTAGGTAATCTATTTGCTACAGGATATTTAGTCTCTTTTAGAACAGTTCCCTCTGGCCAAGGCGGTACTAGTTGCCATATTGTTTTAATTTCCACGTCTTATCTCCATAATTTTTTGACGGATATGTTCAGGCATGGGTACTGCCAATTTTTTTTCTTGTTCTAGTTTAACAAGGTAAGGGTCACGTTCTTGAACCATTGTAGAGGCTTCAGGTATCTCAGCTCCATCCCAACGCTGTTGGTTTAAGTACACAAGGGGCGCAGGAATAAACGCTCCGTTGTCTTTGCGCCAATCGTTTGTGGTCTTCATCCATTCAACGTGTTTAATTATTTGATCTGCACAAGCATCACAATAGTATTTCTGCCATTTTTTCAAACATTCTGACTTACCTCCTTTGCGTGAACTACGAGGCCAGGCTTTCCAAAAATCTTCAAATGTCATAATTTATCCTTATTAAAGTTAACCAACCACAAGCGGTACATTTTATTTTCCAACCAATCGTTATCTGCAATTCTTTTGTTATCCCACCACATTTGCATATTCTCATTTATTTCCCCTGTATTCATTTCCTCTTTGGTGAATGTTGGAGCAAAGCATAGCCTAACCGCATCAAAATGCCAGTTTCGCTCTATGCCTGTGGATAACTTCCTCTTCGGAGCCATGTCATCGCTTCGCACTATTCCAGACTATTTAAAACCACCACGCTCTAGGAATTCGCCCACGTTCTCTGCTTTGGTTCGCTCGTGTTACAGAGTATCTCAAATCAAACCACCGACGTACCGCATTTGATGGTCCAAAAGCAAAAACCCCATAATTTACTCTGCGGTCTTGGCTCTTGGCGAGAGCAACAACAAACGATTGACTGGAATCAAAAGTTCGCTTGTCGTCTGACAAGACCGCACAGAAAACTATGGGGTTCAACGATTCCAGTCTTTCGCCCAGATGCCACTCTAGACGATTTGCATTATATCCTAGTTAACCTCTAATTTCAAAATAAATTAAAAGAAGAACAATAAATATTAAATAAATCATTTCAATATTTCAAACCATTCGGGGCGCAATACCCTTAACTGATAAATACGCAACTCAGGTATCTCTTTCCAGTTGTATACCGCCTGGCGTTTGATACCCAATAAACGTGCTAGTTTTGCAGGAGAACCCGCTAATACAATTGCTTTTTGTTTGTCCATAAATTAAGTTTACTCCCAAATTGTCGCAAAAACCACGAAAAACATATATTTTGAAAGGTCAGTTGACATATTTGTCAATTTAGGAGTAAGATACGTTTTATCAGCACAACGCTGATACTTCACTAGATAAATTAAGGACACATTATGAGTAATAGAAGTTATTTTGAAGAAGACGACGATATTAGAGAACTCAAAGCGCAAGACTTTTGGGAAGCTCGTCAATACAACATTCTGAGAGCAAATCCAATCTGCTCAGACCCCGATCATCCTGGTTGCGACAATTGCATGGGGGACGAAGATGACAATTAAATTCTTCTACAACGGCAACGAAACAACTCGTACGTTTCCTCGCACATTAGCTGAGGCATTTCCTGCAACCCCACAACCCAATTTCGAGGATGATATGGATAACGAAGATAAATTAATCTGTTTGATTTGCGTAATCATGTTTGTATTCACGTTTACTTTAATGTATTTGGGGGTTGTATGACTATCAACGACTTACTCAAACTTAATGTAAACGACCACACAGAGAAAAAAGGACAACTTACATACCTATCATGGGCGTGGGCATGGGCAAAAGCACTAGAAGCTGATCCAGGCGCTACATGGGACGTACAGATGTTCAACGACAAGTGTTTCATGGAAGTAAACGGAACTGCTATGGTGTTTGTCACAACTCAGTTATTTGGCAAACAAATGACTTGTCAACTTCCAGTTATGGATCACAGGAATAAAGCGATTATTAACCCTGATGCGTTTCAGGTTAATACTGCCATCATGCGGTGCATGACTAAATCATTAAGTCTACATGGTCTCGGTCTATATATTTACGCTGGTGAGGATTTGCCTCAAGGTGAAGAGCCTGAATCAAATGTCAATGAATCTGAAATGGCGGACTATATGGCGTTATTTGAAGAATGTGTATCAATTGAAGCATTACAAAAAGCATTTGTGCAAGCAATAGCTGCAACAGATGGGGACAAAGACTGGCAAAAGAAACTTATAGGTAAGAAAGACGAGTGTAAAAAGAAACTTAAAGGGTAACAAATGAAAGAAAATCTTTTGAGAATGGATTTAAGAGATTATTTTGCATCCCAAGCGTTGATCGGGATTATCTTTGGGCGCAAAACAATTAACAAAGAAGTTATTGAACTTTCATACAAAGTTGCAGATGCAATGATGGTTGAGAGGGAATTCAAGAAAATTGAGCCTAGAGGCATAAATGGGGGTGTAGATGAATGATATTGAACAAGGCACAGAAGAATGGTTTGCTATACGTTGCGGAAAAGTAACAGCATCCAGAATTGCGGACATTATTGCCACGACAAAGTCAGGTTACTCTGCAAGTCGTGCCAATTACGAAGCTCAACTTATTTGCGAGATTTTGACTGGCAAACCAGCGGAATCTTTTACAAATGCTGCGATGGCATGGGGCACAGAGACAGAGCCATTGGCAAGGGCGCAATACGAGTTGAAAACTGGCAACATGGTCAACCAGATTGGGTTTGTTGTACATCCAAAGATTGAACAAGCTGGAGCATCCCCAGATGGTTTGGTTGATAATGACGGACTCATAGAAATCAAATGCCCTAATACCAGTACGCACTTGGATACACTTTTGTCTCAAAAAGTACCATCCAAATACATTACGCAGATGACTTGGCAAATGCTTTGTACAGGTAGAAAGTGGACAGATTTTGTGAGTTATGATCCTAGATTGCCTGATAATCTACAACTCTTTATTCAACGTATACCATTGGATACAGAGTACGGCAAAAAGCTAGAGTCTGAGGTAAAAGAGTTTTTGGAAGAAGTAAACGAAAAAGTAGAAAAATTAAGGAAAATAAATGTCTAAATTAACGCAAGAAGTAACAGCTGTAGTTGGTAAGTACAAAGACCAAAATGGTCAGGAAAAGAACCGCTATCAACGAATTGGGTCAATCATTGAAACGAAAAACGGCCTAATGTTAAAAATTGACAACATTCCTGTTTGTGAGCCTGCTTGGTCTGGCTGGGCATACTTGAATGAGCCAAGAGAAAAGAAGCCTGTTGACGACATTGGTTTTTAAGTTTTTGGGCGGTCTACTGTGTTAGCTACAGTATCTCAAATATGCTAGTCACATTTGGAAAATGGGAAACGCTGCTTTATGCGAACCGCCCAATTTAATGATAAATAAAGGTAAATTATGAAAACATTTAATATATTTGAAGAGTTGAGTGAAATGATTAGTCGTGGATTTGCTCGTGCTACAGACCCAGAAACGTCTAAAGAAGCTGGGGCAAGTGTCAATGTCAGTAGAATAGAAAAAGTCGTTCTAGATGCGATTAAAGCCTTTCCTGATGGTTGTATATTGCAAGACATAGAACACGCATTGCCTGAGATTAGACAAAGCTCTATATCTCCTAGAATTCGTCCATTGATCCGCAAAGGATTAATCATTGATACAGGCGAAGTCAGACCAAGTTTTAGTGGTAGAAACCAACGTGTTTTAAAGGCACTTGTATGACTAAAGAAGAAATAATTGAAATGGCTAGACAGGCGGGATTTTTTGTTAGGGAAGATGAAGCGTATAGCCCATCGAGTCAAGAAGACCACGAACTAACGCCTTACCTCAGAACCTTTGCCAAACTAATAGCAGAAAGAGAATGTGAGAAGTTTTGCGCTGTACTTTGGCAATTACATGATTCATATTCATTGACAAGCGATTCAAACGCCATCAGAGCAAGGGGACAAGAATGAACGAAGAATATACTTTTTATTCACCGCCAGAACCAAATGTAAAGTTTAGACTTGGCAAAGATAGCAACACAACTTTTCACAGTCATATACCAAAACCTCCTAATGCTTTTCAAAGATGGTTGTTGAAAATATTGTTGGGTATTTATATGGAGTTGATATGACTAGACAGGAAGCTATAAATATACTTTTAGATCACTTTAGTGCAGGATTTGTCCGCACAATAGAGGATGCGCTAAAGCAAGAGCAAGATGAGCCTGTTGCTTATTTTGATCCGCAAAAAGGCGGTTTTTACTGGGCAAAGCCAACAAGAATTAAAGCACCAGTAACAGTTCATGTTGAGCCATTGCCTCTTTACACCACACCACAAACTAAAGGGTGCGATGAATGTGGGGTTGGTGGTGGTTATGCGTTGTATTGTGTCGGTTGCTATGAAAAGTTTTTTGGTAAAGGTAAAGAATGGGTAGGATTGACGGATGAGGAAATATTAACTGAATGGTTCAAAATTTTTGCTCCTGAACCTGGTATTGGAAAAAATGTTACTAGTGGTGTATTTGAATTTGCAAAGGCAATATTAGAAATAGCACAAGCAAATTGCAACGGATTTTGTGGTGAAATTGAGTGCAAAGAAAATAAAGCTAAATGTAAAAGGCAAAAAACAAATGAAACATAAGAACTATGACGTAATAATAGCCTGGGCTAATGGTGAAAAGATTGAGTATCAACATCCTACAAATGGTTGGATTGAAGTTCATGGTGCAACTCCAAACTTTGGTGGGACTGTACAATTTAGGATTAAGAAACCGCCACAAGACTTTGCTATTGCTGCCAATGTTGTTTTCAATCAAAAGACTAATGGCGAATACTTAGACTTTAGTAAATACGGCAAACAAAACGTAGAATTTATATTTGACGGAGAAACCCAGATGCTAAAGGACGTTAAATGTTTAATTTCCTAACGATTGTGTCAATATTACTTTTGTGTGCATTTGTGTTATTTATGATACTTTTGGGCTTTTTTGCGTTGTTTATGATACTTTTGTTGTATTTAAATTAAAAAATATTTGTAAATAAAGATAATGAAAGTTTCATAAAACTCAACTAACATTTAACAGCAATTTTGCAGATTAACATAGGAAATGTTAAATGGAACACAATCTAGTTATTGAAGGTTACGATTTCAAATTGGAAGTTGAGTGCGAAGATTTTGCTTTTATCTCTGCTATCCAAGAATTTGTAGCTTCTATTGTTGCTGATGCTGAAGAAGAGTACGAAATTGTTTGGGAAGACGAGACAGAAGACGAAATCGAAGAGTAATTAATTTAACCTTGTAATTTAATATTTAGAATATCCCATTGATAAAGGGAAGGTCGGGGTGAGAATCCCCGCTAGGTTACTTAATGTGTTACTTTGTGTCTAGTACTGCTTTACATTAATAACTTCACCTCGAAACTGGATGGTGTCTTTGGTATGCACCATAGCCAGTTCGGGCATTAACATGACACCATTTTTAAAGGTGAGAATGGCAAACCCTGATCTCCAGTTGACAGGGTTTTGTTCAACATAATCAAACTGTGGGCCGTAGATGTCTGCTAAAGTGCCTGTATCGACTCCGTACCTGATTCCGTTATAGTCTGTATAAGGTGTTACCTTAAGTGAGTGTAGATGCCCTGTAACCATGCTAACACCGCTTGTTGCCGTATTATTGTGGGTAGCGTGTATTCCCCCTTTGTTTCTGTGTTTGACGATTACAGACTCATTTAACCATACTGACCAACAGGGTTTCCAAGATGGGAAATGATCTTTTAGATTAAATCCAGCAACCTTTTCATACATTGGAGCATGGGACGACAAATAGGTAGAAAACCTAGCATCATGATTACCAAAGCTCCAATATAAATGTACGTTATGTCTTACGGCTTTAGCAACTTCTTCTATTTCACCCATTGATGCAGAACAGGCTTTTAATTCTTCTACAACTGAAGGTTCTTTGCCT